GAACGTACCCCCAGAAACTACGATTGCCGTATTGGTCACGCTAGTCAACTGGCCTTGCGCATTTACCGCAAACACAGGAATTATAGCGCCAGACCCATACGTTCCGGAAGTAACCCCGGTGTTAGTAATGCTGAATTGATTGACCGAAAGAGTGAGACCAGTCCCTGTGGTGTACGAGGTGACTCCTGCAGAGAACTGAGTGAAAACCAACGCAGTCGTGCCGATCGTAATCGGCTGCAGCGTAGTCTGAACCCAGGAACTGTTTGCATTCGTCGAGCCTAACTGTACGAATAGGTAATCGCCGGTGTTGACCTGATTATAACCCGTTCCGCCTGTATTGTAATCAGTTGCTCGGGTCAGAATAAACGGCGCAGCACCGGATCCAGTTTGGGTAACGTCATACACCCCATTCTGCAACCCAGCTGCTTGGTTCTTGACAAGGATCCGCTGGCCAATCGTCACCACTACAGAGTCAACTGTCAGTGCAGCGTTGGCGGTTGCCGTCAGTGTCGCCCCGACCCCGGCTGCGCCGTTGCTGTAAGTGCAAGAAGGCAACGCAGCAGTCGTGGCCAACTGACAAGCCGCGTGATATTTCAGCCCAACCGCGACAGAGTCAACGTAGCTCTTGTTGGTTATGTCTGTCGAAGCAACCGGAGCATTGTTAACTGTGCCGCTGGTCGCAGAGATCGTCGTAAACGCACCTGTCGAAGGAGTCGTAGAACCAATCGCGCTGTTGTCGATCGTGCCCCCGGAATACGCACCGCCGGAAATAGTTCTGCCGGAAAACGCCAATGCGCTGGCAAGATTCAAAGTGACTGCAGGGAATCCCGTAGCTGTGATCGCCCCAGATGTTCCGGAAACTGAAGTTACAGGAGCAGCCCCATTCGCAGCTGAAGTAACCTGCCCTTGCGCATTGATCGCGAGCGTGGGGTTCGTGTATGAACCAGCAGTTACGCCAGTGGACGCGATAGAAATCGTGCCAGTCGTGGTGATCGTGCCGCCATTCAAACCAGTGCCAGCGGAAATGCTACTTACCGACCCACCACCACCGATCGGACCCCATGCGCCTCCTGAGTATCCTTCAAACCCTGGAGTGGTCGAATTGTAACGCACCATCCCATTGACAGCAGAGACAGGTCTGTCAGAAGTTGCACCAATCGGCAGGGTTGCACTTGCAGTTCCGGGTAGCACCGGGTTGCTGGCAAGACCAACTGTTGGAGAGCCGGAAACTCCGTCGCCGTTCGTGACGGTTATCTCATTGGTTGTTCCGACAACCGAAGTAGCGGATATAACTCCACCAGTAGTGATTCGGAGCAAGCCATTCGCACTGACGCCAGCCAACGCGAGCACGTTGCCTGTCAGCGAAACAGTAGGGTTGCCAGACTGACCGTCGCCATTAGCAATTGTGATCCCGTTGCCAGAAACCGCAATATTCCGTGCTACAACTGTCGTTCCAGAGTTCTTAACAACAAACCCTGTGCCAGCCCCTTCGAGGCTTCCGGAGGCTCCGTTAAGGTTGATTTGGAGTGTGGAACCGTTGTTCGCCAGACCGACCCCGGTTCCACTCGCCAAAGATCGCGAGTTAACAAGACTCGGCTCAGAATTGACCGTAATGAATGATTGAGTGAGTGTACCAGCCGAAGCAAGTGCGCCGGTAGTGGTCTGAACTGTGACGCCGTTCTGAACGATCGGGACTGACTCAGATCCTGTTAAGGTTCCAGCGGTGGGCAGCTGAGTGATCGTGACTTGTGCTGACATTAGATCGGACTCGGTGCAATGGTGTCGTTGTTCCCGTTCGTTTCCGGGGTCTGCGTGTTCTGCTGAGTCGAGATGTAGAACTGGTTATTACCTGTCGTGATCAGGTAATCGTCGTTAGCAGCGACACTCACATCAGGGCGAGCAAAACGCAAATTGATCCGCTCGGTTTGTCTTGCAGGCAATCGGTAGGGGTCCAAATTGTCCCGGCACCCTTGATCACACACCCTCAAACCGGGGAAATTAGTGTCAGGACCCAAAGAAACAAACGTGCGTTTCATCTTGCACCGGTCACAAACACCGATTGCAAGATTATTCAACCCACGAGTGTCGAGGAATACTGGCATTATGCTGTATACACTCCGATTCCAGGAGTGAAAAAGATCGGGGAACGGTCGCGCTCTTCCTGTTCTGCCTGATACAAGTACTTTTCAGCTTGAGACTCAAGATATTGGATCCGTTCCACTGCAACTCCGGGCAATTCCATGCTCATCTGGTGCGCAAGCATGGATTGCACCGCCAAATACCACCTTTGCGGTATGGCTAGCTCGTCGGTCAGAGCGCCAACGTCTTGAATTTGGCTCGAATACCACACCACCATCTGCACGAATGGGTCAGAAGGCACCGGCCAAAGGTAAAGAGTAGGGTACGGGATGGTCCGATCGAACCAGAACTGATAAGGTTGGTTCGCTGTGAAATTCTTGTTGGGCAAATTCGTGTAATCGTCACGATTCAGCCGTGCCATCTGGATTTCAAGACTGTTGTTTCCGATGTACCACTCGCGCAGAGCGAGCGTGGTACCTCCAGAAGCAACAATTCTGTAATAAATCACACTCTGGCCAGGGTCGATGTCAGTCCAGACCCACTGATTGTCGGTGACAGTGACTGCACCGAGATTGTTCAGAGTCAGCCAAGTAGAGCCGTCGATGGAATACTGCAGCGAGATGTTCCAGTTAGCTGAACCGCCACCCGCAATGTAGGGCAAAAACCCTATCGAACCGGCATAAATGGGGTTCGCAGTGCCGAAATTGACCGAGAAGTTGCCGTTTGCACTCGTCTGTTGGCAATAAGTGTCAACATCACCGTCGTAAAGATTAGCTACGACCCCACCCGCCGATGACGAATATGACCCAACGGGTCGCGCCATGGTGCGGTAAAGCACATTCAGCGCGTCATTTGCCTGAACTGGGAGTGAGTAAATGTACTTATTTGCATTTACACCAAGCACCAACTTGGTGATAGCAAAGTACTGGATGCCACGATTGATGAGGTTCGAGAGCAGAAAGCCAAGACTTTGCTTAGCTGATATCTGCTGCTCCGAAGTCAGCTCCTCGGCGAGCTTTCCACAACGACGAGCGCCGTGATCAATGAATGTCTGTACGTTGATTATCGTTTGGGCGTACGTACCAGATGTCGACATTTAGCATTTCCACCGAGCTAATGACGCAGCTTTGCGAGTAGGTCTGCCCTTCTCGTCTTTCATAGGTCCTGGCATTCCACTCATCCTAGCGCAAAATGACCTTTTCCTCGGACCACCCCCAGGCTGAGGAGCCTTGAGGTTGCTTCCAGTGGCGTTATTATACTTCGCCCTGCCTTTTGCAGTCAGCCCTGCGCCTTGAGAAACAGGCAATTTCTCACCACGACCGACAGAAAGCACCGGGCCACCTTCTTTCATCTTTGCAGTCTTAGCAGACTCACGGAATGCTTTGGCGGTTGGAGCGCCGGGTGCACCGGGTTTGCGCATTTTCTCACCAGAGCCTTCTCTGATTCGAGCTTGTTTGGCTTTGATGTTGGCGTACAAACCCCCGGCAGCAAAATTCTTCCCCTCATCAGCTGCAGCGAAGTCTTTTCCGACCGACTGAGCGATGCCAACTTTCTTAGCGAACTTCGGGTTGTGCGCAACCGCCTCCATCAGGCGGTGTTGGGCTGGTGATTTGCTTGGCATGATCAGCCGCAAAAAACAGTTACTGACGCAGTACCGGGCAATGTGACATGAATGTCTGTTTTAAATCTAATCCCGTTTCCGGGAAGTATGTTTGCAAATGGGTTATTTGTATTGGCTGGAATATTAAATCTTAAAAGAACGGTGCCGCTGGATCCGCCATCCCGAAAAATTATCTCTCCAGCCGTTCCGCCAGACAAGGCTTGGTACCCAGCAAGATTGGCTGCGCCAGCGTAAATCGTTCCCGTCGCATCCCTGTGCGCCGAAAATACATTCGTTAATGTTGACATCTCAATCTCCAATGAAGACAGGGGCCGAAGCCCCTGTTCTTAACACGCGCCGCCAGCCTTTTTTGGCATCATGAAGTTGCGAGCCGGACCGTACTTTTCGTTACTGTCCTTCTTCGCAGCCTTCATGGTCGGTGCAAACTCGGCATTGTTGATGGCTTGCAATTTTGCGTTGTTCGGCGCAACCTTGCCGCCCTTCTTATAAGTGCCAGAAAGCATCGAAATTGCCACAGGTGCTGACATCGGTTTTTTACCCTGTGGCATCTGCTCCGGACCGCCGTCGTTTTGAACGCGGCCGCCCTCAGCAAACTTTTTTGCGGCACCGCCTTTACGGTATCCACCGCCGTTGGATTTTGCAACACCGCCGGTGGCGTACCCACTCATGCCGCCGCCCATCATGGCTTTGCCACCTTTTTTGTAACCACCACCGTTGCCGAGTTTCACGTCGCCAGTTTTAGCTGGTGAATTGTCGGGACGAGCAGTACGAATCTTGGTGGCAGTTGCAGCGCCGGATTCACCCTTGATGATTCCATTGGCTGCAACCTTGCCTCCGTTTTTATAACCGCCTTGACCGTTGACCACGCCGCCAGTCGCGCATCCACCAGCCATTCCACCCGAAGCGAGCTTGAGTTTAGTGCCCTTGCCGCCTTTGTGCTCTTGAGTGTCGTGCTGCTTGAAAGCCTTCTTGATCATGGCTTTGTCTTGCGCCTTATCCATGGAGCCGCCCTCTTTCATCATAGGACGACCCATAGGAGCTGCCGGCATTGGCATACGACCCGGTGCAGTAGGGTTGGTCATAGGGGCTGGCCTACGAGCCACCCTACGGGCTGCCATAGCGCGTGCCGCAGCGGGGTTGGCTACAGGGGTAACTGGTCCGGCAGCATTCATCATGCCGCCGTCCATTTTGCGAACCGGCATTTTAGCCGATCCACCTTTCTTAAGATGGAGAATAACCGATGGCTCGGTTGTTTCCATCTTGACCATTGGCTTGAACTGACCCATTTCAGCCTCCTTTAGGCTTGTGTGACGCCAAGGGCGCCAACTCGGGTTGCATTAGGACCGACCGCGATTGCTGGCAACAGGATCCCCACCACTGTGCGAACGATGCCGTTAGAAGCAGTAACAGGAGTGTATGTGCCGCGAACGTCACCAGTGGTGGTCGTGGCAGTTGCCAAATCGGCGGCAATGAAACTACCACTGTCTTGCGCCAGCGCGTTGTTGCTCTTGACGCTTGC